TTTGTTGTAGGTTTTGGTCCTTGGTCCATGGTTGCTGGTGCCATACTCATGTCTGCTTCACCTCCCATATTATAACCTATTCTACCGCCATCGGCTTTTGACTCAGGGACTTTTTGAAAAAATTCATAAAATCTTCTGTATGCTTCTTTTAATAATTCAGGATCTTCATCACCTTTAAATCTTAATTCACCATCTGCAGTTTTCTCTTCTTCCAATACTGTTATGATAGAGTCAAGAACATCTTCTGCAAAATCAGTATTTTTCATTAATGCTTTACCTGTAGCATTTTCTTTCGTTAAAAAATCTAGATTAGCCTGTGTTTGTCTTATTGATAAATCTATAGCACTTCTTTGTTCTTCAGTTATATTTGGTTGTTCTAATTGTTTATTTAAACCAGATAATTTTGCTATCTCTGATTTGATAACTTTACCTATTTCTAATTTAGCATAAGTCTTACCAGCACCACCATCATCTGCGCCAGCAGCTTCTGCTGCAATGTCAATGTTACCTTGTAATAATGTTTTGAATAAATCAGCTTCTGCTGCTTTCTTTGTTAATCTTTGATCATCAAGATCTTTAAATAATTCCGCTGTAGGTTGTTTCGCTGCACCTGCAGCTGTAGATATCAAACCACTAAAACCTTTACCCACTGGTGGTGTTGATGCAAGATTTAAACCAAAGTTAATTAGAAATCGTGACAGTCCTTCACCTTCTGGTCTATCAATATATGGGGCATACGCCGCAAGATTTTCAGGAGTCATTTGTGATCTTGTATCAGACAATACTCTTGACATATCAAAAGGTTGTACCGTTCCAGGTACTTTATATCCTTGTCTTGGTTTATCTAAACCAGAAGTAATACCTTCGTTGGTTGAACCACCCATCCTGAACATTGGTCTTCTAAGTGTTCTGCTCATTATCCACCTAATGCGTTAGCAAACCCTGCTGCTCCTTTACCTAAAGCTTGATAGATACCTGCTCCTGTTGAACCAATCGCTAGTGCATTCTGTAGAGGTGTTGGGTTTGGTATGTTTGTTTGTTGTATCTGACCTGGATAACCACCCATGATTCCAGTTACAATATTTGCATATCTGTCTACCTGTTCTTGTGGTTGGAATGCTGACATTCTTGCAGCTTCTCTATCCGCATCCAACTGACCTTGTGCTAACCCTCGATCTAGCGCGCCCAGCTGACCTAAAGTTGAAACATCTGCTCTTTGTAATCCAGGTAATGCTGATGCTAATCCCATTTGATTCATGAAATTTTGTTGTGCAGCTTGTTGTGCCTGACCGAAACCTTGTTGTAATAATCCTGCTTGTAGTTGTGCTCTATTTCTATCTGATGCTGCTCCGTATTCTGCCTCTGCAACACCTTGTCTTGATCCTCCAAATGCACCAGAAGCTACAGCACTGTCCCTGATCCGTTGTTCTTGAGCCTGTGCTTGTCTATCGAATTCTGCTAATGATGTATCAATCACCTGTTGTTGATAAGGTGACATGAATTGTTGAAATGCTTGTGGTCCTGTTGCGCCTTGTGCAGCAGTTACAAACGGTTGAAAAGATCCAAGACCTGCTTGTGCTTTTGTTCTTGCGTCTTTTTCTAATTGACTTAGGCCTGCTACCTGTGGTGCAAGACCTGCTAAACTCTGTTGTCTGATGTCAAACTGTTGAGCAGCTTTTTGTCTGGCTGCAAATTGACCTGCTGATTCTCCGGCTAATTGTTTGATACCACCACTTCCCGGTGCTACGATCGGTGTGGCTGTTTGTGCAACAACCTGTGTTGCTAAATCTTTTCCTAGTTGTTCTACAAATGGTGCGGGTCTCGCTATCGTTGTTTGTGTCGACATTACAGTACTTCCTCTAATCTTTGTGATGTTTTAAACATTTCTCTAGCGCCATCTAATCCTTGCGATTCCTCAGATACTTCACCTCCGGATTCGAGGTTTTTCATCATGTTATACATGACTTCTGCTCCCTTGTCTATATCTCCCTCACCTGCATTTCTTACAGCATCTGCAGTAAATACAAATTCATTCTTTGATAATCTTGCAGGTACATCATCTGCTCTTTCCATTCTACCCAGTGGTACAAACCCACCCTCATCTCTTAGATCCATTTCTTTACCATCCATATCAATTAATGGCATAGTCTTTTTAGCTACTGGTTCTGCTTTACCACCTTCAGCATAAAATCTATATGTTTCACCCATAGCTCTATATGGGTCTCTTCTAATTCCAGGTATGTCTATTGAAGGTCCTTCATATTGTTGTTCTTCCTCTTCTTCTTGTCCTGGAAATAAAAATGGTAATGATGATAATCCAGCTATAGTTAAACCAGGATTTGATTTTGCAAATCCTAATGCACTACCGATTAAACCTTTACTTTTAAAACCTAAACTAGGTGAAAGTGTTTTACCTCCTAGTAAAAATTGTTTAAAAGCTAAACCTTTACCACTACCAAATAAACCTGCAGCTGGCCCTGCTCCAAATAAACCAGCACCTGCTGTTAATAATGCAATTTTACCTACAGGTGACTTAACTATTTTCTTAACTGCTCTAGTTGCTTTCTTAACTAGTTTACCTATAAAATACATCTGTCTACCCATCTCATCTATGTTACCATCAGCAGCTCCACCTATAACATCAGTGTTCATGATACCACCAGCCATCGCAGGGACTCTACCTCCATCTGCAAAGAATCTATAAGCAGCTCCTCTAGCATCTAATAATTTTTCTAACTCTGATCTATTGTCTACAGTTTCTTCTACAGGAGTTAGTGATGAAGTAGTTGTTGATGATATTGGAATAATGTTATTGTTAGCACCATCACCACGATTATCACCTCCTGTATCAACCATTTTTCTAACATTTGGAAATGCTTCATCAAAAGCTGATTGAGAATAATCTCCTTTTTCTTTAAAATCCATTGTTCTTTCTAATTGATCTAAACCTTTTGCAAAAGTTTTTTCATTACGATTGTAAGCACCAAGATAAGGACCAGAGGTACTAATATCTTTTAATTCTTGAAAAGATAAATCTTCAAATTGTTCAGGAATATTTCCTGTTAAACCATCTATAACCGTTCCTACTATTCCAGTAAAAGGAGGAGTTTCTATTAAACCTAGTTTTTGTAGAGCAGCGTATTTATTCCTGTTTAAAAAAGCGTCTGTAGTTTTTTTTCTAATATTTCCAAATATATTAGTTGAATCAAAACCTCTTTGTGAAAGTTCTTTTTTCTGTTTTTGTATTCTGTCAAATTTTTCTTTTTCTTTTATAGCATTTTTAAGTTCTACAGAACCTACTACATATTTTTTTCCGTTAAATGTTGTGGTAGGTTTAGGTTTAGGTTTAGGTTTAGGTTTAGGTATATTTGTTTGACTTTGTTGTCGCCTGTAATCTTCGGCTCTTTGAACATTACCACTATCTGTTCTGTTTGCTGCTTGGTTATCTTGTGCGCTTCCATAAGGATCACCACCTCTATCTCCAGCTCCTCCACCATACAGTCCTGAAAAATAACCTGGTCTTTTACCATCTTTAGATGGTTTGACTATACTAAAACTTATATCCTCCGTGACTCCACCGTCTCGTAACATTTGTTTTACCTGTTGTGCTCTTGTAATTGCCATCGTTCTATTATATTATAATTTTGTATCTCCTCCAAGAGGTAATGCTTCTACTGTTATCTTTACATCTCTTTTAATATCATCAGCTACAGTGTCTGTATTTGGATCCTGTACATCATTCATTGCCTCTGCATCCGAGTTATATTCTTGACCCGTTTTGGTGTTTGTTAACGTTACTTCTGATTGAGGTGTTATAATCTTAACTGGTTTACCATTTATTACCTCTATTCTGTATGATGCTTCTGTTTCTATAAATGACATATTAATCCCTGTTTATCTCCAATATTGATGCAATTACGTGTAATTCATTTGCATCTGCTGCTTGTGCCTTTAATACCTCATTTTCTTCTAAAATTAAAGGATGAGTTAACAGCTCTGTTGTTGCTTTTGAGGCTATTGCTTTGTCTTTAAATAAATTAAATATTGCTGATGCAGCGTTTGTTACAGTAAAAGTTATTGTCGATCCTGATCCTGCATCTTCAGATACTATAATACTTTTAATTATAGCTCTAGAATCAGATGGTGTTGTATACACCGTAGTATTATCTGTAGTAGTTAAATCTACTAATTCATTTTTATATATATTAGCCACTCATAAACCAAGAAAATCTTTCTTGCTCCTGTTTTACTTCATCTAAAAATGTAGAATTTAATTGATCCTTCATAATAGTTAAAGCTCTGTTAATTTG